ACATTGGCTGTAATAGGTGTATTAACTTTTAGATAAGTTTCAGTTATGAAATATAGCATTATACAATGGGTGTTATAGGGGTTGCTACTATAGCAGCAGCTGCTGCACTTTGTGTTACATCACCACCATCAATAGGAGGCAAAGATGCTAAGGCTCTCACCTCATTAATTGTCATTGTCTCAAGTACTTTAGTAGCTACCAATGGGCTAAGTGAGTTAAGTGCATCATTAGTCTTAGAAGTATCACCCTCAAGCTCTACGATATTCTCATTAATTACTTGGAAATTATTGATAGTAAACTCCGCAGGTATCTTAGAGATTGTTAATAACTCGTTAAAAATATGTTGAACACAGCTCCTTAGCTCCATTACTACATTCTTCTCAAAGATTACATAAGCCTGCTTAATATCTGCACCACCTCCTAAGCTACCGGTAGTACGTACCCCCATTAAGATAGGATCTATAGTGTGAGCAAAGCAAATCTGCTCAGTGTTAAGCTGTGATGCTTCCTGAAATAGTTTATCATTATTGTTAATAGGAATAGACTCTATCTTAGGTAGTTGATCCTGTGAGTTTGCAAAAAAGGCCACACTTTTGCCCGCATTGGCCGCTCCTTTCATTCGATCCAGTGTCTCTTTTATCATGTGCTTCTCTTCCTCAGACTGTGGTCTCTTAGGAAACATCATAGCAAAAGCAGGAAAAACTGAGTTTTGAATATTAGACTTAGCAAAATACGAAAGCTCGCCACTCAAAAATGCAAAATTTAGACAGGAAGTATACTGAGCCAAAGAATAGTGGTCCTGCCCAATTGACTTAATCTCATAGCAGTAAAGTTGCTCATAGTCAGTGTTAGCTATGTGGTATGGCTTTATCTCTTGTATGCCTATCCTACGTGACCAATCATCACAAATAAAATACAGCTTCTTATCTGCACTTACTCTTACCTTCTCAGGTGATACATTCTCTATCCTAGTAATCTTTTTACCTTGGCCATAGCATATCTTAAAATACACCCTATTGTGGATGATGAGCTGCTTAGTGACAGCCTTTACAATATGTTTAAGATTAATTTTCCTTTCAAAAGTATAAAGCTCTAATTTTTCAACAGTAGTTAATAGATCAGTCTTAAGGGCAAAGCCACCACCTATAACTGCATTAGTCTTAAAGTCCACAATGGCACCATGCAAAGGTGATGAGTAATACATCTGATTAAGCATGCTAGGGTAGAGATTATCAGCCCCAAAATTAATCCACATGTTAGCACTGTACCTACTATCTACATAAGGTAGTGTAAGATTTCCAGGGCCCACAGGTAAAAATGGGGTGCTAAAGGATTGATATCCTTCCACCACTTCAGGAGCTGTGCTCTCTTTCTTAAAAAAATTGTTATACCATGCCATAGTTAATCGTATATTGAGGTGCCTACTGGCCCACTTACCACCATTCTACCCTCTTCTATCACTACACCTGTTGATTGTGCAATGGTTAAAGGTAAAGTGTAAGGTACTGAGCTCTGATAAATCTGATATATAAACTGCCCTTGTAATAATGTAATATCTACAGGCTCATTAAGTACAAAAAGATTGTACCGTTCAGGGTATGAGCTAATATCAGCAGTAGTAAATAGCTGAGTGCTAGAAGTAGTATTCATTTCATTAGTAAAAGCGAATAGATAATGAGGGGTGGGTACAGTAGTGACCTCTGTTAAGGTTAGCACCATTTGATTAATCACTCCCTGTTCAATGTATATCATACCTATATTAGATGATGTAAAGCAAATGTTTAGAAATAAAAAAAGCCCCACAAATTGCAGGGCTAATTTTCTTAGGAGTTTACCTTAAACTAAACCTAAAGCAGTGTAATCAGCAGGCAAAGGTAAAACAACCTCTAGTGCTAAAGACTCATTCTCAGCTACCATAGTTACAGTGTATTTAGATCCATCAGCTCTAGCTGTACCTGATCCTTCACCTGTAGCAGTAAGCTGCATGTATGGCATATACCAATATTTTCCGTTTGCATCTAAAACTACAGCTGCAAGGTATTGTTGACCTGATGCAAGTATCTTAAGAGCATTAGACTTAGCAGCTTCACGTCTGTGAAATACTAAATTGATAGTCTGAGTTACAAAAGTAGAGCCATTGATTAGATCAGCAGCCTGCTCTTCTGTATAGTTTGATGTATTTCTGCGAATGAAGTAACCTTCAAATACAGGTGTAACAGGTGATAAAGTAATAGCAGTAACCTGATATGCAGGATAAACTGTATTAGTTGTAACAGTAGCTATCTGCTCCTGTGGAATAAACCACACCTGATAGATACCTCCACTGTTATTATCACACGATTTTTGAATGCCCTCGAGGGCTGTACATAGTGGCATATTTTAAGTTTTATATAAAGGGGGTTGCCCCCCTCTATGAATTAATATTAAGATCCGAAAACGATATCTGTAGGGTTAACATAGTTAAATCCTACTTTCATGTTAGCACGAGTTCTCAAGTAAGGCTCAGCAACAGTATCAGATAAGTTCACTGCACGTAGATCAGATGGATCAGACTCAGCATCAAACAAATAGATTAAGTTATCTTTCAAAGTAATTACCAAATGGTCATTAGACATCCCTGGGCAAAGTACAATCTTAATACCTAAGTAAGTAAGAGCTAGATCTTGAGTGATATATGCGTTAGTGTTACCTGAAGCTACACCTAAACGGTAGATATTAACCAATTGAGTTGGTAAGTAGATGCGTAAATCTGCAGTACGTGATGCAATGTTAGCAGGTACTAAAGCAAATGCAGCCTCTAAGTCAGTTAATAACTGAGCAAAAGTAGGAGCTGGTGTCATAGCGTAAGGAATAACAGCTATATCTCCTGCAAGTTGTACTTCGTAACCATCACACAAAGATAGTGGGTTAGCAGGAAGTAAAGAGCTATCACCTTGCCATCTCAAAGTCTCAATAGATCCATTGATAGAGTTAGCCATCTCACTCCAGTAGAAGTTCATAAAGTTAGCTACAGTGAAATCACCGTTTGAACCTTGAGCCATTTGTAAAGATACAAAAGACTGCTCTAATTCAAACTGACAAATCTGAGCCATTGCAGATAGAGCACATACACTCATAATCTTTGCAGATAAAGTATCTGTAGGTGCAGTAAAAGCACAGTTAGAAGCCTGTAGGATGTTACCAAAAGTAACAGCTCCTAGAGCTACTTCAAATTTCACTGATGGTAAAGTACGAAAGTTATCTACGATATCAGATGATCCTAAATAAGCCTGTGCATAGAATGCCTCAGCATTAGGTGTTAATTGAGCATTAGCTCCATTGTTTAAGTCAAATCTTAGTTTTCTCATTTTGTTGTTATTTGTTATTGTTAAATTTAATAAAGTTACTTAGTCTTTGTTGTACGCTTAAAGCTACAACCTCTTCTACCACATCCTCTTCACTATCTACAGATAAAGCCTCTTCTAATTGAGCTTTCAAATCTGCTATCATAGCTACTATATTATTTACTTCTGCATCTAATGCAGGCTTCACTATTGCTAGTATTGCCTCAGCATCTAATACAGGATCTACAGCCATAGTCTCTTCCTCTACTACTTCCTCCTCTTCTACTACTGTATCTTCTAGGGCTACCTCTTCTGAGGCCTCCACTACTTCAACATCACGTATCTCAATAATCTCACCGCCTTTTACAACATAGATCTTATCCTCAATAGTGTGTTCTCCATCAGGTAATTTGTTCATATTTATATCTGTTTTTAATTGTGTTACCTCTTTTAATTTCATGCCTAAGTATCCCTCAATGCTGAAGCCTACCTGATCATTATCTACTAGATGGTTATAGTACTCAACATCAGTTACCTGTGCTGTTACCATTAGTGTACCTGTAGGTACTTCTATACCAAATGAAGAATAAGCTTTATCTTTTAGGGGGCTATCTACAATCCATGCTTCCAAAATATATGCTGGCACTGTCTCAGTAGTGTCATGCTCTAGATTGAACAGATCCTTATTAGACATATCACGCATAAATTTTGCATGAATTTTCTCTATCTCTTCTTTGCTGAATGATACATAGTACTCTTTGCCATCCTCATCATCTTTACGATAGATCTCCATAGGTATAAGAGCAGGTGCTACAATTCTATATTTTACAGCATCCTTAAACACCATAGGCTTAACCTGAGAATTGAATGCCATACCCATTACTTTGATAGCAGGAGTGGATGTAAAAGCTATTTGTTCTATCCCTAAGTCCTCCCCATTTTCAGAGTATTCAGGATCAATAGTAATTTTGTAAATTGGTAAATTATCTTTAGCCATACCTATATTATATTATTTGTATATTTGTAAAAAAATTAAAACTATGATAACTATTTTAGGAAGGGATATCCCTAACACATTAGACGAACTGACCATTGATCAGTTTGAAATAATAACAGAGCTAAGTGCTAATAGCACGATAGATCCTGTAGACAAATACCTGCAAATCTTTGGAAGCCTAGGATTAGAGGAAAGCTTATTCTATGATGTAGATATAGCTGATTTCATTGAGTTTACTCAAAAGTTTAATGATCTACCTACCATTGATTATCCTACTGTTAGTGAGATAGAGTTAGCAGGTTACAGCTATACTGCAGAGATGAAGCTCACAGTAAGAGATACTAAGCTTGTTGAGAAGATAGCCATTGCTAAGCCTAAGGGATATATCTCTGAGATACTTGCTATCATGTTTAAGAGGGATGATCTTACAAATGCTGAGCACTATGCAGATGCTCACTTGAAATTGAAAGCTAAATTAATTAAAGAACTTAAGGCTAACATAGCTATCCCTTACTTATTGTTTATAGCTAAAAAGATATCTAAACAAGTAGAGAAAGTAGAAGATGTTGCCGAAGTCGTGGAGTGATGTAACACTTGAGCAGTTTATTGAGATTAGTGCTATTGAGAAATCATTAGGCTCCTCTCATTACAATGCTGAAACAATATCCATTGTTACAGATATATCTATAGATGAGGTAGATGAGATGGATATAGATGAGCTAACTAAATTGGTAGCTAAGTATAAGTGGGTAAACTCACAGCCATCTAAACAATATAAGCATGAGCTCCTAGGTATGAAGATAAAGCCCTTGTCTAAGCTGTGCCTCTTTGAGTATATTGATATAGACTATTATTTCAATGATAACTACCTGACTAACCTAGATAAAATTTGTGCTATCCTATACAGGCAGTCTAAGGTAAACGAATGGGGTGAGGTAGTGCTAGAGCCTTATGAGTATGATCTCAATACTAGAGCTGAGAAATTTTTAGATCTACCAATCACTGAGGTGTATGGTGTTATCAATGAGTTTCTAAAATTTAGGGAGAACTTTCTAAAAGTATATGCTAATTTATTCGGTGAGGCAGAAGATGAGCTCACACCTGAGGAGTTAGCTGCCTTAGATCCTGATGAGATTAAAGAGGTAGACCAGGAAAAAAAGAATACTAAGTGGTCATGGGAGCACATGATCTACGGTCTCACAAATGGGGATATAACTAAAACTGAAGCTGTAGGAGCTCTACCCCTTACCTATGTTTTTAATGTGCTAGGTATGAAAAAAGAATTAGACATCTAAGGGGAAGCCCTGCACAAATTCAGGTGGTGCATAAAGAGCCTCGAAAGTATACACTAATTTTTGTTGCCTTTCTAATACCTCAACAGCTTCTACTAGTGGATATTTTTTAGTAAGCCATTCAGTATATTGAGCATAAATTTCAGCAGTGATACCTTTGCTAGCAAGCTCATCAGTAAATTGTGCTACGAAATCTCTAGGAGTAATCACTCCACCATTCCATAGATAAGCTCCATTGTTTAAGAATATAAAATAATAAGCTGCTACTATTTGTATTTCTAATTTTTGGAAGCCTGTTATCTTTGCATTAATTCTTATAGAACTTACAAGTGTACCCTCACCATCTACTACCTCAGCATCTACTATACGCTTAAGTATATTAGCCATCCTTCTCCTAGTAGGATAGAGCACATTAAATTCTCCGGTGTTAGCATATCTTGCCATCTTAGTAAGTCATTAAGTTAAGCCTTGTCACTGTACCATCTTCTAGTAAAGTTGAGCATTGTATAGCTGCTATAAGGTAGTATGCATTAGCAAGTGTATAAGTTACGTTAGTCATAGCTCCACTAGATGCATCTGTAGCAATAGGGTTAGTAGGTAGGTAACATTGAATTGAACTATTAGTAATGTAGAGATCTCTAGATACTCTTTGCATAAGTCCTGAGCCTGTCATATTTTGACCTTGAGCTATCTGAGTAGCACCCACTAAACTATTGGTAGTGTTAATATAGAAACGTACATTGACTGTACCTGAGCCTCCAATCTTACGAACTTGAGACCTTAGCTGTAGGACTTGAGTAGCTACTAATGTATTAGCAGGTATAAGGATAG